CGGACTGTCCCGCCGTCAACTGGCCCTGGGGGACGGAACGGGCCGTCTCCGCCGTGGCGGTCACGGGCTGCCCTTCTTCCGCAGGCGGCTGCAGCTTGACGGTTTTAGGGGAGTAGTCCCGGTATTCGCTCAGGGCGATGTCGTAGTAGAAATCCCCTGTTTCCCCTCCCCGCTCCTCGGTTTTGAAGCGAGTGACCAGGGCCTCCATGTTGGTGTCGAACAGGGCGGAGCCGTCCTCCAGATAGCGGTTCGCTACAAAGCGGACGGTCCATTTTTCGTCCATGGCGGCTTCCAGGAAGTCGATATAAAACTTGGGCGGCTGGAAACGCCCCGCCGTCAGGACCGCCCCCAGCTCCGGACGGCCCGGCAGGAGTCCGGACCAGGCGGCTGTCCGAAGCTTCGGCGTCCGGGGGATCATGATGGGGCCGACGCCCAGGACGTTGTAGTTCCCGTTGTCGTTGTCCTTGGTGATGGCGTAGCTCTCCGGGTTGACCGGCAGGCGGACCACCGTGCCCTCGTGGGCGATATAGAGGCCGTATTTGTTTTCCATGAAGAGCCTCCCTTACGTGTAGGCCAGGTCGGTATGGCTGGCCGCCTGCTCCATGAGGATGTCCCGGAGGGTATCGGCGAGAGCCTGTTTGTCCATTTCTGTGTCGCCGGTGTTCTGACCGGTTATGTTGATGACGGGCGTCTGAGCAGTGAGGTTGATGTTGTTTACATACTCCCGGGTCGCCATATCCACCAAGAGCTTGATGTCCTCTTCAGAGAGGGCCACGCTGTTGCGGATGGCCTTAGTGTCTGCGCCAATGTCGGAGAGGGCGCTGTTGATGCCGGAGGCCGCCATCAGGGAAGAGTAGTCGAAACCGCTGCCGCCCATGCCGCTCATAAAGTCTGTTATATTGAAATTGTCTAGGGCGGAGCCCACACTGCGGCCCATCTCCGACCCACGGTCCCAGGCGTCGTCGTACTGGATTTTCTCCATGCGCTGAACTTTAATTTTATTCTCACCGAAGAGGAAATCCACCCGGCTTTGCATATTGGAACGCCAGTTGTTTACGGTTCCGGCCAAATTGCTTCCAAACACAGCATCAATTGCGCTGGCGAGGTTTTGTATGATACTGAGTGTCCAGTCGGCCCAATCCGTGATCAGATGGGCGGTAGCGGCAATAGGATCGTTCAAAAAATTTGCGAAAAATTCCGCAAACATCGCCAAGTAATTCCAGGTATCCGCTACCATGTTGTTGCCAAAAGCATACAGTTCATACAGTACGCCGCCAACCACGCCGCAGATGTCCTCCCAGGTCGCTCCCATCTGGCGGGCCATGAAGATAACCAGGACAATAACGCCAACAATCAGCAGAAGCGGCCAGTTGGCGGCGGCCCAGGCAATTGCCGACTGGATCGCCGCCGCAGTCATCACCGCCGCAACAGCCATTGCGCCGCCAATCAGCAGCGTGGAGACGGTGTCCCAATTCTCCGCAATAAACGCCGCGCCGCTCTCCACCAGCTTTACCAGCCACAGCAGCAGCTCCCCGCCCATGCGGATGGCGGATAGGAAGCCGTTCAGCGCGTCCTTTCCAATGTCGCTGTTAAGAAAGGCATTCAGCTCCTCCAGGACGGGCCGCAGGGCATTGAGCCCTTCGTTCTTCACCAGGGTCATAGCCTGGGAGAAGGTCAGCGGGACAGCCTCAAAGGCGGCGTTGGTTTCCTCCGCCGCCGAGAAAACGGCGGCTTTGACTACGTTCGCCGTGATCTTTCCCTCGCTGGCCAGCTCCCGCATTTCCCCAATGGTCACGCCCATGTATTTTGCGATGGACTGGGTGATGGTGGGGGCCTGCTCCAAGACGGAGTTGAGTTCTTCGCCCCGCAGAATGCCGGAGGACATGGCCTGGGTGAGCTGAAGCATGGCCGCCTGAGCTCCCTGGGCGCTGGTACCCGCCAGGGCAAACTGCTTGTTGATCTGCTCCGCGAAGGCTACGACCTCAGCCGTACTGCCGAAGGCGTCCGGAGCCAGGGTACCCAGCTTTGCCGCCATGTCCGCCGTGTCCTGGTAGTCTCCCCGGGAACGCTGGGCGGCGTTGAAGATCATATCCTGCACTTCCGGCGTGGTCTGCCGTCCGTCGTTCATGCGGTCCAGGCGGGCCGTGGTCTGCGTCCAGGTGTCGGAGAGACTGATGAGCTTCTGGGCGCTGCGCAGGCTCAGGTATGCCGCGGCGAGGCCCATAATCTTACGGGTCAGGCTGTCCGCCGCCGAGGACCCGCTGCGCATGGAGCGGTTGAGGAGGTTCTGCCTGTTGGCGGCATCACCAGAGGCGCCGGCCATCTGCCGGGCGGCGTCTCCGATCTCTTCCACCGCCTCCGCCGCCCGGCTGCCCGTGCCCGCCATCTCTTCCAAGGCCGCGCTGCTCTGGACGGCAGCTTCAGTAAAGGCGTTCTGGCTGTTCGCCGCGGCCTGCATAGTACCGGATGCCGTCCGCCCCATATTCAGATACTTGGAAAATACCGCTGAAAACCGATCCGCCAGGACCAGCTCTTCCCGTATCACCGCCATGTACAGTCACCTCACTTTGCCTTCGGCCTGGAATGGATCTCCTTCAGCGCGAACTGCGTCATCAGGACTTTTTCCCGGTCCGTCAGGACGTCCACCTGACCGGGGGCCCACCCGTGGTTGACGAACATGTAGTACGCCAGCAGGGCGTCCGGGTCGCCCCCTTCCATCAGTTTTTTGCCTCGTCCTCCAGATCGTCATCAAAGTGCGACAGCGCCATGATGGCATCCATGAGCTGCTTGTATTCTCCGGCGTACAGCATTTTTCCAGGGACCTCGACGGGGTCCATCGTGCCGTATGCCTTACACATGGCCTCGCTGGAGAAGTCCGGCTCCAGTGTGGCCGCCACAATGATGCGGTTGGTGTATGCCTCGCTGTCCAGCTCCTTCTCACCGCGCTTGCCGCCCCTTACAAGGCGCATGGACTGGCGGCTGATCCGCGCATTCTCCTCCTGGGTCAAAGCGCGGATCCTGAAGGGGACGGGCCTGCCGTCCTCTCCACGGAAGCGGGTGGAGATCACGACCTCCCGCGTCTCATCACCCTGGACCGGGTGCAAAAATGCGTTTAAATTGCTCATCATCATATCCTTTCTCTGTCACCGGGCGGCCGGGCCCGGCGCCCGGCGCAGTATAGTCCCGCATTGGCCGTCCGCCTAGGACCCCAGCTGGGCGGGCTGGTCGTTGAAGCGGCTGAGGACCTCGAAGTCCTCGTAGGTAAAGGAAAAATCAAAGGTCAGCATATCGGCGTCCGCGTCCAGGACGGACAGCGGGACGGTGCCCGCCAGCTTGCAGTTGTAGTAGGCAATGGTCTGCACTCCCACGGAGGATGCCTTGTCGTCGTTGGTGGTTTGCAGGCTGAAATAGGGCATTTCCCCGGTGTGGATGTACTGGGCCAGGATATCGGCGAAAATAGGCGTACCGTAGTAGCAGGTGCCGGCGCCGGTCTGCTTGACGCCGCCGGACTTGTTCTGGATCTTCTTGGTGCCGATGACCTTCATGTCTGTGCTCTGGATCTCCGCCTGGGTCTGGACCTTCTTCGCGCCGAACAGCTCTTTTACCTGTCCGTTCATGGTGATGAACGCCTTCTCCACCGCGTCGGCGAGATACAGCGCCAGGTTGACGGCGATGCTGTCGATCGCATCACCCTGCAGCACCTCCACGTCCTCCCCCACGGGCCGCTGGCGTAGCGCCCCTTTGCTGTACATGGCCAGCAGATAGCTCAGGATCGCCGCCTGGAACAGGGCGCGGCCCTCATCGTTATTGTTGACCTTGCCCAGGTAATTCCGGGAGAACTCGCGGTAGATGTCGTTGGCCAGGCTGTTGCAGCAGCGCATGGTCCTGTTTTTCTTGAACACCTCGCCGATTTCCGGCGTGAAGGCAGTCAGGGTGTTGATGTCCGTCTCCACCCGCACCTTGCCGAATTCCTCCGACAGGACGATATTCCCCGCTAAGATGTCCGCCTCGATCTGGCTGCCGGTCAGGCGGGGGGACACATCCACCGCGCCGGGATAGGAGGCGCAGGAGAGGGACTGGTAGTACTGGGCCCCCGCCTCCGCTCCGGCCAGCCACCAGACGGCCTCCTGGGGCGTCAGGGCGCTGCCGTCCTCCAGGACTACGCCGGACTTGCAGTTGATTACAAAGCGGCTGTCCGTATGCTCCGCGCCGGTGGTCACCAGCTGGGCGTAGCGGCCCTCCTGGGAGGAGATGCGCTGGACAAAGGCGGTAAACGCCTGCCGCACCGCGCTGTCTGTGCCGTCATAGACCAGCGCGTCGAAGCTGTAAGATTCCAGGGCGGTGAGGAAATCGGAGTAGGCCTGGGGAGAGACGGTTCCGTCCGCGCCGCCGGTAAGGGTGACGCCTGCCGCGGCCGTCAGGGCGGCATCGCCGGAAAAGGCCACCCAGGCGTTGGAGCGCAGCTGTGCGCCGGTCCGGGCGGTCTGCTGGTCCACCTGCACGCCGTCCACCAGTGTCGTGACGGTGAAGACGCTTTCCTCATCCACCAGCTCGGTTACCGTGATGGAAATGTCATTGCCCCGGATGCCGGGATAAAGGGCCGCTGCGGTCACGCCGCCGCTCTCGCTGCCCAGAGACGCGGATGCCGCCGCCGAGTCTGCCGCCGCAGGACGGTACAGCAGGATCCTTGTGGGACCGCCGGTCACATCCGTACCTTTCATTGCCTCCCGAAGAAAGCGGGCCTGGGGAGACGTGATGCCATAGCCGGTGTACGGCGTCACGTCCGCGCCGGCGTCAATGGTCATGAGCTCCCCCACCGGCCCCCAGGACAGAGGCCGGATGCCCGCCAGGACGCCCCTGCCGCCGGGGGTCAGGTTCCGGCCGCCCTTGCTGGTAAAGTTGATATAAATGCCGGGACGGACCTTATTCTGCGCCGTCCAGCTGCCTCCTGCCATCAGGTCTTCCCTCCCTTCAGGTATTTGTCCAGGTCTTCTTTTGCCTCCCGGACGGTATAGGTGCTCTTCGTCAGGATG